CCATGCATCCGCAACTCGATGCGCTGGTCGAGGTGTGCGGCGATGAGAAGGTCAGCCATGTGGTGCTCGCCGGCGGCCTGCCGCCTGCGCCCGCGATCAAGCGGCTGAAGGAATTGGGCGCGAAGCGACGCAGCCCGGTGTGACAACCGGAACGAGTGTGAGGCGCGTCCCAAACCGCGCCGGAGAACCGCCTGCGCGGTTTTTCGGTCCTACGGTCGGGCGCGTCGGGAGGCCTTCGGGCCTGCCGGTCTTCGCCTCGCGCTCCCGGTTTGTCACCCCGGCGACGCCCGGCCACCAGGGCATGTGTCCGCTTTTCCCTCCTCGTTTGAGGCCAGAAAAGCGAACAGGCGATCACCCGGCAAGGTCGGGCCTAACCGAGAGGAAAAGGCCATGACCAGCAGTCCGACCACCGCCGCCTTCATGAACTTCGAGGGCGGGCTCCGCATCGCCGACTTCGAACTCGCCAAGCTGATCGGCATCGTTCACCTGCCCGATTACCGCCGCCGCCTGGCCGACGGGCGGCTTGAGCGTACCGGCGGCCAGAGCGATGTGATCTGCGGCCTCGATCATGAGGGCACGACGATGTTCTGGCTGAGCGAAAGACAGGCGCTCGCTCTGGCGCGGTCGACCACGCCGATCATGCGCAAGGCGGCTACCCAGGCCGTGACGGCCGCATTTGCAGCGGCCCGCGAAGGCCGCCAGGAGGCCCCCACAGCGCCGATCGCTCGACCGTCACCGAACGGCGGGGCGGCATCCTTCCTCGCGTACGCAGCCCCGCCAGCGCCGGCGCAACCCGACGTCCTGGCGGGGCTTGATGACCCGGACGAGAGCGATATCGAGCAGCTGGTGACCCGGCTGCTGTTCCTGACGGATCAGATCGACCGCAAGCTCAAGCGGCTGCGGCAGGAGACCGAGGGTCTAGGCGAAGTTCTTGCCCGGGCCCAGGCGCGGGCGGAGGCGAACTGAGCCAATCGGTAAAGGGACGCTTGACGGGGAACCGTTGCGATCCGTGCAATTTGTTTACACATAGGGTATGTAATCCACAGGCGACGTGGACCGCCGAGGACGCAATGGCTGATTTCAAAGTGTATGCGATCAACGCCCGCTTCGACCCCGAAGCGCGTGTTTGGGTTGCGGAAGGCATCAACTTCCCGGGGCTGGTCACCGAGGCCGAAACCTTCGACCAGCTCCGGCAGAATGTGCTCGACCTGATGCCGGACCTGATCGAACTGAACCGCCTCGGCGCAAGCGGAATGCTCGAAATCCGCGCCGAAGTGTTCGAGGCCTTGCCGGCCATCGCCTGATGGGGTCACTGTATCGGGACCTGCGGGAGATCCTGAAAGCGGCCGGTTGCACGTTCGTCCGCCAAGGCAAAGGCAGTCACGAGATCTGGCATAGCCCCGTCAACGGGGCGAACTTCTCGGTGCCCGTTACCATCAAGAGTCACTGGACCGCCAACGGCATCCTCAAACAGGCGGGCCTGCCGCTCGCGTTTTGATGCCTGGGAGCAGTTTACGCGGCCGCAGGCGGGTGTAACTTGTGTCCGCCGCATCCTCGCCAAGCCACCTACCCGATGAACCGAAAAGGCTGCCCCCTCCCCGACGGAATGCAGAAGGTCGTGGACCTTTTCGTGCGTATGGCAAACGCTTCGCCCTCGGATCTGGCTGAGGCCATCTTGGCCGGTGATGAACGCCGCGACGTTCGGCGCTACGTGGTCGGACGAAAGAAATCGATCGTGAAAGGTGCCCGCCGTTCGTCGGCACGATTCCGACTATGATTTGCGCTGATCCGAGCGCGTTGGACCCTGCAGACCTCCAGCGCGTTGAACCAAGCGCGTCGCCCGCATAACGCACGAACATAGGGTGAACTTCTCCTGCGGGCGCAGTGGGCTGGCGCGATAGGAGAATCGTAACTATGGTTCCGGCACGATCTGCGGCCGATAGGCCTTCTCCATCCTTCCCGGATTCATGCGCGTTTTCGTGGTCGTTCACCTGCCTGCAAAGGAAGTGGCGCTTCTCCAAAGCGCAATCGCTCGCCTTTACCCCGGCGACAGCTTCCAGCTTGCAAGCAATGTCTGGCTGGTGGCCGATAACGCAACAGCCATGGAAGTCTCTGGAAAGCTGCAAATCACAGGCGGCGAGAACGGAAGCGCCATCATCACCGAGATGGGCGACTATTACGGGCGGGCGGGCAGCAACATCTGGGCGTGGATCAAGGCGAAGCGGGAGCTTGTACCTGGTGCCTAGGAAGCCGCCCCAAAACGATGGACCGACGACGCCAGGCGAGTATCCGCAGACGCCGCCCGTTCGTAATCTCTATGAGACAAGCGACATTCGCTTCGTCACGCTTGAGATCGGTAAGCTGGTCACCAAGGTTGATCGGCTGATCAACGACGTCGATAAGCACGGCGCGAAGATCGAGGCGATGGAGAAAGAGATCGTCGCCGCGAGGACGTGGATCAAGGCAGGGCTTCTGGCAATTACACTGATCGCCGCCGGCGTCGGATTCTATCTCAGCGAGCGATGGGACAAGGCAATCGACCGCCTGCAGTCGACTGTATCCGCGCCCTTGCAATCAGACAAAAACTGAACGGCCCGGATCGCTCCGGGCCGCTCGTACGGTTCATCGCATTCCCGGTTACGGCCGCGCGGGCGGCGCTCTGACGGGCGGAGGGCCGCCGCGTTTTCGGCTTTCATCGTCGGCACGGGCCAATAGCGCCGTCTGCAACTCGGCGATACCGCGGCGGTCGGCCTCGCACTGCAAGCCCCACTTGCGAAGCTCGAGGATGAAGTCAGCGACTTCGATCTCGGTCGGCACCTTGGAGGCGGGGACCGGCGGCATCGGCCGGGGGCGGAGCAGATCGGGAGAAATCGTCTGCACGACCGTCTGCACCTCGACTTTCGTGATCACCGGCGGCTCCGGCCGCGGCGTCGACGCGCAAGCCGTCAAAAAGGCGCTGAAGCACAGGGCCGGTAGGGCGGTCTTTATCAAGCTCACGAAGCACCTCCTGCTTGAGTCTGTCCGTACGTTTCTGAACCGCTTCGCGCTCTGCGGCGGCCGCGGCGGTCATGGCAGCGCTCGTCTTCGCGATCTCGTCGACTCGACGAGCTGCGCGCGCATTCGCTTCGGCGATGTCGATCGCGGTCGCGAGGTCGGCCTTCAGCTGCTCAACCTTGGCCTGCTCGAGCTTCAAACGCTCGCGCGCGTTCTCGACGCGGCCGCTCTGAATCCAAAGCGCTCCGCCGGCGGCAACAGCCAGCAGCGCGGCAGCAACCCAACCGACGAAGGGTTTCAGCATCCAGCCCATGTCGCCTCGAGCCTCGTCCAGGTTGCTTGGATGCGATCGACATACTGTATCGTCTCGCGGCTATGCGCGCCGGTGACCTGCGGCAGGCAGACGATGATCTCGCGATACAGCGGTCGGCCGCCGCATGCGCGCTGCGCAGCGAGAAGGTTTCCGTGGCCGGCGTTGTAGGAGGCCTGCGCGAGTTGCTGCCGATCGAGCAGCGGTCGAGGCGCGCGCCAGTCCGCGCGGCGCTTCGCCATGTAGAAGGCTCCGGCCTCGATCGCGACTTCGGCTTGGAAAGGCGTGCTGCCGAGCGGCAAACCCATCTGCCTCTGCAAATCGGCCCAGGTGCCCGGCATGATCTGTGCGATTCCCATCGCGCCGACCGGGCTGACGGCATCGGCGCGCAGGTTGCTCTCGGCGATCAGCTGAGCCTTCCACGCGCACCAGAAGGGGAAGTCACCCCACCACCGCTTCACCGCCTGCTCGATTGCCCCGTCGTATTTAGCTGTAGATGTAGCCGGCGAGGAGGCACAGAGCGAGATAGCGAAGGCCGCGATAAACACCCAAAGACAGCGCATTTTCGGCGATCTTGTTGAAGACGTCATTACGGAAAGAGACACCGTTCAAACGGTCGAGGATGCGACCGTTCACCCAGACGAAAAATGCAGCCGCGATGAAGGTCAGCGTCTTCATCGCGAACGAGAGCGCTACGACATCGCTGATGGGCCAGGCGGTTTCCACGGCTCAGCCTTCCTCACCATAAGGCGCGGCGGCCGCGCGCGTATCGCACTTGCATGTCCGCTCAAGCGTATCGATGCGGTGCGTGAGGACCGGGATGGTCGCGACGATCGGCTTGATGGCGGCGATGTCGTCGCGGATCGTTTCGAGCATGGCGCTGAATTTGCCGGCCGCATACACAGCGAGAACGATCTGCACCGCAAGCACTGTGGGGATCGCGAAGCGATTCACGTTGATCGTATTTCCGCTCGGCTCAATCTGCGACATCATCGGCCTCGAAATCTTCCGGCTCCGCGACGGAATCTGTTCCTGGATCATCGCCCGGCAAGTGCGCTTCCAGAATCGTCCTATAACCGGCGTTGCTCAGATCGTGCACCACTTTTCTCGCGACCCAGGTGCCGTCGACTCCGCTGCGAAATCCGCTGACGATCAGCGTGCATTCGGCGAGCAGCGATGGTTCACCCACCATCGCGATCGAGAGGCGGTTCGCCGCCCGCTTCATGTCTTTCGCTTTGGCGGCTGCGGCGGCACGTGCCTCCGTTGCCGTCGCGAATTGCTTTTTCAGGCGGTGCGCGGGGCCCGGCCCGACGGCCACCCGTTCGACTTTCGACTCGCCGGAAACGAGGTCCCACCATTCGGCCTCGATCGAGCCGTACTTCGCGCGCTTTCCGATCGTGACCGACCAGTTGGACACTTGCGCGGGCGAGATGGAGACGGTCCGGCCCGCGCCTGGGCCGGGCCGCCCCTTGCCCATATCGCCGAACCACAGCTTGCCGTTCGTCGGCTTCGCGGCAGCGCCGATATCGTAGCCGAGGCGCGTCAGGAAATTCGCATCCGACTCGGCCGTCTGATCCATGTGCGGAATCGCGATCTGCGCCAGCGTCGGATCGACGGAAGCCGCGAAGCCGTGCTCTGCGGCGATTTTCTGCACGATCGCGCCGACGGTCGTGTCGTGCCAGCTGCGCGTGCGCGCCGCCTTCATCGATGAAATCACCGCAGCGCCGCCGGAACGCGTGTCGGCGCTTCGCGCGTTGACGGTGATCATGCGATCGGGCCCGTCGATCTCGATCTCGTCGACGACGTACGCGCCGCTCTGATAGAGCGTTCCGCCTTCCCAGCCGATCGCGGCAGTGAGTTCAGCGCCGATGCGCGGCAGCTCGAGCGTGCCGCCCTCGTCGGTCAGCGAAAGCGATAGGCGGTCCGAGGTGAATCCGACCTCGTCCGAAATGCTGAGGCCTGCGAAGCGCGAAGCGATAGTCGCCGTCAGATCGCTGCCGCCCAGGGTGATGCGATAGGCGGGGCGCATTTCACCAGAGCCTGACGGTTTCGACGGCGGGTGCTGTCACGCCCTTCGGCTCTGGCAGCAGGATCTCGACACCGGCCGGCAGCACTTCGCCGTACGCGGCGAGGCCTGGATTCATCTCAAGCACGGTCTCGGCAATGCCGACGACGTCGCTCCCGTAAACGAGAGCGCAGATGGCGTCGACCATGTCGCCGTCGTTGGTGATGTAACGCATCATGAGCGGATCCGCGCGTAATCGAGGATGCCGCCGACGCGCGGCTCGACCCGCGGCGCGGTGAACATCGGCACGTCGTTTCCGATCGCCTCGTTGATCGCGCTGCGACCGTACCGCCGAAGAGCGCCTTGCGCGGCCGCGCTCGGCGACTGCAGAGCAAGCCCTAGAGGCGCGGCCGAGCCGCCATACCCGTCGAACGAGCGCGCCATCGTCGCGCTGAAACCGCGCGCCGCTCCGGTGAGCGTGTTGCCTTCGAGAGCGCCGTCGAGCGCGCCGTTCAGCACATCGCCGAGAACGCGCCCGCCGACGCTTTCGACAGAGGGCAGGCCCAGCGGCTCGAACGGGTCGACATTCCAGCGGCGCGAAGAAGCCGTGTCGGTTTCGTCGGGATAGCGCTGCAGTCGCAAGGCGAAGTCGATCCGCCGCGGCAAGCCGGGCCCCAGCAGCGAAGAGAATCGCTCCTGGATCGTGAGAATGACCCAGCGCCCGAGCGCATCGCCGACGCCCGAGGTCATCACCAGCGGTTCGCCCCTGCCCGCCTGCGCGCGCATGGCATCGACCTGGCCCAGGCCGCCGCGGTAATGCGGCATGATCGTGCCTTCGAGATCCATCGTCTCTTGCCCGGGCCCGATCCATTGGACCGAAGGACCGCGGTTGATGCGATCGAGGCTCGCCCATCGGTACTCGGTCGCACGCGCCACCGATTGGTAAGCGGCGGTCGCCACCGAGAACCGGAAATCGCCGAGCGACATCAAGACATCCATGGGCCTTACCTCAGTCGTGCAGAGCGGCGCGGCGTTCCGATTCCGCCGCGCGCATCGATCGCTGAAGCGCCTGTTCGACTGCAGCGCCGATTGCGTTCGGATCACCGCCGCCGGAGACGGTGATGTTGATCGGCGCGTTCACCGTCATTGCACCGCCGTTCACCGTGCGTGCGGTCGCGTTGTCGTTCGCCGCCGCCGGGCGCATCAAGGGCGTGGGGCGCTCAGCGGGGCGCGGCCCGAAAAGCCCCGTCGCCGGCGAAGCGCCCGCCACCAAGCCCGGCGTCGCGGCAACCGGGGCCGACGGGCCGACGGGCGGCCGCACCGCATCCGTGGCCGCTTTGGCGGGGTTTACGGCAAGGTTTCGCAGCCAGCTCGCTACGCGCTCCCATGCCGCGACCATCCCGCGCCAGAGGCTGCCGATGATGCCCGCCCCGATCTCGCCCAGGTCGAGCGATTGCAGCCATGCGACGCCGGCTGTGAACGCGTCGCGGATGCCCGTCCACACGCCGACCGCTTCGGCGACCGTCGCGCGCCAGCGCGCGGTGAATGCGTCGGCGATGCTGCCGGCGGCCGCCACCAAGCCGCCCCAGGCCCATGCGATAAAGCGCTCGATGCCGGTCGTGATCTGATCCCAGACGCCGGCGAAGAAGCCCGCGATACTGCCCCAGTTGCGGTAGATCAGATAGCCCGCGGCGGCGATCGCGGCGACGCCGGCGATGAACCACCCGATTGGGGTTGCCGCCAGCGCGATGCCAAGCTGCGTGAAAGCGAGCGTGAGCGCCGCCAGCGCCGTAACCACCGGGCCCAGGATCACTGCTGCGATCGCGATCATGGCCGCGTTGAAGGGCCCGCCGACCATAGCGGAAAGGCGATCGAGAAAGGCGACGCCGGCCTGCACGCGCTCCCACAACGCCGCCAGCCGCTTTCGCGCTTCGCTCGTCGGATCGAGAAGCGAGCGCACGGCGGCAGCCGCCCTGCCCGCCCATTCGGCAAGGCGCGCGCGGATGGCATCGGCATTGGCGAGAACAAGCGAGCGCATCGTCTCGACAAGCTCATTCGCCACGGGCATCAGCGCCGATCCGACCATCAGCCGGAAGCCGTTGAAGATCGCCATCAGCCGGCTGATGTTGTCGTTCAGCGTATCGGCGGCGGACGCGGTATCTTTGCCGAGCACGCCGCCGATGCGGTCCAGCTCGTCGCCGTACGCGCGCAGCGCACTGCCGCCCTCGTTCAGCAGCGGGATCAGGTCCGAGCCGGAGCGGCCGAACAGGCGGAGCGCAATCGCGGTCTTCGCCGGCCCGTCGGGCATCTTCTGAAAACGATCGGCGATGTCCTGCAGCAGCGTTTCGGTCGGCTTGATCTGGCCGCGCGCATCGCGCAGCCCGACGCCGATCGAGGCAAAGGCCGCCGCTTGCTCTTTTCCTCCCCGAGCCGCTTGCGTGAGGTTCTTGCTGAAGATCTTCAGCGCGGTGTCGAGTCCCTCATGGGATACGTTCGCGATGCCCGCCGCATACGCCAGGCGCTGATACGCTTCGACGGCGACGCCGACCTTCTGTGCCGCGTTGAAAACGCTCTCGCCGGTATCGGCCGTCGTCTTCACCAGAGCGAGGAGAGCGCCGGCACCTGCGGTCGCCATCAGCGAAAACTGCGTGACCGCCCCGGCGGCCGCGCTCGCCACGCCCGCGACTCCGCTCGCGACCCCGGCGACGGCCGTACGCAGCCGCGGCAGCCCGAGCGCTTTGTCGAGTTCGACGAACGAGGAGCGCAGGCGGCGCACCGGCGCTTGAATACGGTCGATTCTGTCGTTCAGCGCCTTGAGCGGCGCGGTGATGCGATCGAGCGCACCGATGACGACTTCGACGCCGGGGACCTTCGTCATTTCAAGACCCCTTCTTCGGGAGCCGCGCTTCGATCTCGCTGCGCCACATGAACAACTCGTCGAGGTCCATCGCGCTGATCTCGGCCGCCGACCAATGGAAGGTCATGGCGATATCGGCCATGGCGGAGATCACCGCCGGGCCGATCTGCGCTATGGCTTGGCGAAAGGGGTTGCCCCCATCTGCTTTCCAAGCAGGTCGGCGATCGCCGCGTAATCTTCACCGTCGATCGTGTCCACGGCCTCTGGCGGCATCTCGGCGAGGTCGCGGATCATTGCCAGGCTCATTTCGACGGGACCGAGCTTTTCCTTTTCCCAGCGGCGGAAGTCGCCGGCGCGGAGCCGGCGGAGACTTAGCGTGGTGTAGTGCGTGCCGTTATGTTCGAACGGATGCTTCAGCGTGTACTGCGTCGTCATGGGGCTCCTCACGCGCCGATCGCGTTGCGCATCGCCTCAAGCTGGTCGACGCCGTTGACGACGCGGCGCGCGTTTTCGATATCGACCTCGAGCACGTCCTGGCCGCCGATGTTGAGGCGGTAGTACGAGGCGCGCGCGGTATACGCGATGGGTGCGTTCTGCCCGGCCACCCAGTTTTCGGGCTCGACCGCGCTGATGATGCCGCGGACGTAAATGTTGACCGGCTGCACATCGGCGCTGCCGCCGTTCGCGAGCTGGTAGGCCCCTTTGAAGGTGATCGCCGTGCGCGTGTTGCCGTACTGGCCGAAGAGCGCGACGATCTCCGGATGCCAATGGCTCAAGGTGAAATTCACCTCGATCGGCTCCATGCCATAGTCGACCGGCAGCGCCATATCGAATCCGCCCGGGCGGAAGTCCTCGAGGATCAGGGACAGATTGCCCGGGGTCAGCTCCATCACCTCGCCGAGATAGCCGCGGCCGTCGACGAAGAGGTTGAAGCCTTTGAGAACGCGGCCTTTCATGGTGTGCTCCTTGGCTTAGGCGGCTTCGTCAATGAGTTCCGACAGATAGTCGGGCGTGACGATCGCGCGGAACGTGATGCGCTCCGCCACCGGGCTCGGCGTGAAATCGAAGTCGAGGTAAAGGCGGCCGTCGGCGAGCGACTGCGGCGTGTTGAGATCCGGATTCGGCCAGCACTTCCCGCCGACGATCGCACCGAGGGCAATCAGGCGGCGCAGATAGTCGTTCACGCTCTCGACCACCGCCTCGATGAAGTTGCGCGTGATGTTGCGGTCGACGGCCCACAGATGCGCGCGCTGCACGCTGTCCATGATCATGTCTGCGGTGCGGCTGTGAGCGAGGAACGCGAAAGCAGGATCCGCGCTCGTCGTGCGGTTGCCCCACAGGCGGTATCCCTGCTCGCGGATGATGGTCGCGATCTCGTTCTCGTTGAGATAGTTCGCAGTCGTATTCGGGTCGCCCAAGCTGAAATCGATCGGGCGGCCCATGCCGGTCGTGCCGGTGAGAATGTGGTTCGAAGGCGATACCCAGAAACCTTCCTCGACATCGACCTGTGCGATGAGGCCAGCCACCGCCGCACTGGCGGGCATCGCGATCTGCGCGCCCGTGACGCCGTCGATCGTCTTTTCCCAGGGATCGACGATAAAGATTCGGCGGCTGCCCCAGTCGTTGCGATAGGCGAGCGCATCGGCGTTGTTCGTGTTCGGGCCGTCGGCGACGATGTGAGCGCGCAGCGAGTTCGCCGGCGTCGAAAGAGCCGCCACCACGCCGTTCGCGTTGCCTCCGGCACGCTGATGCGTATGGCCGGTCGCGATCAGGATTCGCGGCGTCACATCGTGCAGCGCCTGCGCATTCAGCAGCGCATAGACGCCGGTGCGCGTCGTGCTGCTGCCGATGACCGCGGCTTCGAGAACCTTGCTCGGATCGACCCATGCATAGGCCACGTGCGCTGCGGCGTCGTTGGTCAGCGCGCCACCGGTAATGACGGTGATCAGGCCCTTGTCAGCGTCGAGCGTGTAATCGGTGCCGACGACGAGCGCAGCCCCGGCCCCGCCCGCCTCTTTCACCACCACTTCGCGTACGAAGCGGTGCGGCAGCTGGATCTGCTTGTTCGTGATGGTGCGGTCAGCGCCAGCGACAGCGGTCTTGTGCGTGGCCGGGTCGCAGACGTTGACGACGACGACGGTCGCGCCGCCGAAGTCGAAAATGCGCTTGAGCGCTTGCGGAATCGTGAAACCGCTCGAATAGCCGGCCAGGTCGGGCGTGCCGAAGAGTTCGGCCGCCTGCGTCGGGCTTCCCACGATCAGCACAGGCTCGTTCAAAGCGCCCTTCGGCGCGGTGCCGACAAGGCCGATGACGCTCGAACGCAGCGTGCGGATCGGTCGCGCGCCTTCCGTGAGCGTAATGACCTCAACGCCGTGCAGAAACTGGTCGCTCATGTCGGACTCCTGCGGTTACAGCCGCGCGTTCGGATACGTAAGCTCTATGTCCTGAGCCAGGTCGCCTTTCAAGCGCACAGTGTGCACCGGCGGTTTGTCGAAGCCGCCGGCTTCGTTCTTTTCGACGTCGTAGAAATGCACTTCGCGCACGACGCCGCCGCCTGGCGCGGCAACGATCTCGGTGACGATGACGGTTTTCACGCCCTCGATTGCGATGCTCATGTTTGTGTAGGTGATGCTCACAATGCGTTCTCCATCGGCCAAGCGGCGAGCACCGCCTGCACCTCTCCTGAAGTGATGCGGCCCTTGGAAATCAGCGACGCGAAAAAGCCGGTCGGACCCACCAGCTGCGACGAGGTGCGGCTGATCAGACGTTCCTCAGCGACTTTCAGAAACCCGATGAAATCCGTATCGGCGAGCGTTGCGTTGATCTCGGAAAGCGTCATGCCGCCCGGGCCCGGCGCGCCGAGCAGAGTCATCAAGCCGACGACGGTCAGCATCTTCGGCACCATGTCCTTAGGCGGCTCGCCGGGATCGTCGATGATCTCCCAGCCGTTGACCCACACCGCCTTCTTGCCCAGCGGAATGGTGTCTGGCGGCGGTATGAGGACGGCGTTCGCAGGTCTCGGCTGCCCTTCGGAAAGCGTGGCCGTCTGCCCGCTGTAGAAGCCCCGCGCGGTGAGAAGATAGGCCGTGGTCATGTCATTTCACCCGAACCATCTTGGTGTAGTTTACGGCCGCGCTGAGGTTCGGCAGCTGGAATTCCGTGGTCGGATCGTACGGCTTGGGCAGTGCGTAAACACCCGCAGTGCCGACGCCGCGTACAACGCCATCCCGACTGAAGGCTTCGCCAACTGTAATGCCCGTATACTGCGTGCCGACGCCGCCAGCGCCGAAGCGGATCGTGTTGCCGCCATAGAGAAAGCCGTCCAGCTCCGCGAACTGGTTGGCGACCATCGACGTGCGCATGCCGAAGGGCGCGATCGACGCGAGGTTCGAGACCGGTGCGCGCTGCTCGCTGCCGCTTGCGACGCCGTACAGGAAGCCCTGCACGACAGGCCCGAACGAGCCGGTTTGGAATCCTACGATCGGCCAGTTCGTGGCACCGGTTCCGAGGATATGGGCGCGGACGGTGCCGCCGTTTGTGGCCCAAAGCACGCCGTCACGAGCAGTGATCTGCTGCGCGCTGATGCCCGTGGTGGTCCAGCTCAGCCCGCCATCATCGCTGTACCAGATCGTGGATTGGGCGATGACGCAGAAGATCCGCGTGCCGTCGGCATGCAGATCGCCGATGCTCTGCGTCGGAACGCCGGTCGGATGCGAGCCGCCTGTCCACGAGCCTGACAGCCCGGTCGCGCTCGATCGGATCGAGTAGTCGCTCGTACCGTCCCACAGCGCGACGCAGAAGCGGTTCGACGTGACGACGCCGGCGACGAGGTATCCGCCAAGTCCGCTGCCGACCGGGTTGCCGGTGCCGCTGATCGTGTAGAGAGACTGATTAACTCCGAAATTGAATCCGCTCGGCAGGATCAGGCCGCGGCAGTACCCGCCCCACAAGCATTGGGCCATCAGGCCGAACGAGCCGATCTGCACGACGGCGGACTCGACCCACGTGGAGAAGTTCGTCGTGCTGAGAAGCCGAACCGCGGCGTTGCCGCTGCCGTCGTTGTCGGTCACATAAAGGCAGCTGAAGCCGTTCGAATCCGCCCACATGCGCCGCCAATGACGATCGGGGGGGGCCGCCAGCGCGCTCACCGTCGCAGGACGCGCGCGCAGCAACGTCGGCGTCAGCACGAGCGGCACATGGCCCATGCTCGAAAAGAGTTCGGGATAGGCCGACTGCAGGACGATGCTGCCGTTCGCGCGCTTCCAATACTCGCTCTCATACCCAGCGCCGTACACATCGCAGGGATAGCCGACGGGCTGGCTCGCTTCACGCGCCTGCAGCGCGCGGGCCGAAGCTTCGGTCGCTTTAAGGCGCGCAGAAAGAGACTGCGCGATGGTGAGCGCGAATGCTTGAACGATCATCCGAGCGTGCCCGTGTGTGTCATGTCTTTGACGCGGCGGCCGAACGTCGGATCGACCTCGTACTCGATCGCGGTAAGGCCGCTCTTGCCGCGCCAGCCCGAAAGGATCTCCACGACCTCGCCATCGACCCAGGTAAGGGCGATCGTGAACGGGCTCGCGCCGAGCATGCCGCTCAGACCGGTCAACTCCCCTGTTGACGGATCGTAGCCGAAGGAAAGCGCGCTCGGGTTGCGAGTCGCCCAGAGGACATCCTCGTTCGCAGCCGCGAAAAATGCGGCGAGCGCGGCTTCCTGCGCCGCCAGCGAAGCCGCAGCATCCGCTCCGAATTCATCGACGGCATCTTGCGCGCCTTCAAGAACCGCTTCGGCATCGGCGACACGCTCCTGGACCTGGTTGAGGATCGGCCCTACGGTTTCGTCGATCCGCGCCAAACCGAAGCGCTGCAGCTCTTCGATCGTCGACTCGACGGTACCGCGCTGCTCTTCGAGCTTGTGGAATCGCAGATCGACATCTTCGAACCGAACATTGAATTCGGCCTCGGACAGCGGCGTCTTGCCGTCCTGAAATCGATAGAGCTGGTCGAAACGGCGCACCGGCCTACTCCTCGATCGGCTCGGCCGTCGCGACGATCTCCGCCACCTTGGAAAGCTCCGCACCGAGCACTTCGTACTCGCGGCCGGGAAACACGGGGCGGCCGACGATCGTCGTCCGCTCCGAGAACTTCGCCCGGTAGAGCTGATCGGCGGCGAAGCCCGCCTTTGCATTGGCCTTGGGCATGATCCTCTCCCTTAGAGCGCGACCCAGACGCTTTCCGCGACCGTGAACGGTTTCACCGCGGCGCTGCTGCGGTTGCCGGAAAGCTTGATCCGGAACTGCGTCAGAGCCGGGCTCGGGTTGAACGTGAAGGTCTTTGTGTAACTGCCGTCGCCGTTATCGACCGTCTCGACCAGTGCGGCAGTGACTTCACTGTTGTCGGGCTTCACGAGCCGCGCGGTCAGCGTATGGTTCGCCGGCTCGAAGCCCGGCAAGCGCACGATGACTCGGATATCGGACGAAGCCGAACCGAGCGTGTTCATCGTGCTGAAGTGAATGAACGCCAGATTCGGGCGGCTGGCGGTAATCTTGTTCGCGCCGAGCAAAAGCCCCGGCGCAAGATCCTTCGTGCCCACCATGACGACGCGCAGCGGAACGATGTCCGGCAGGGTCGAAAGGCGGCCCAGCGCCGTCGAGATCGGATACCACAGGCCTGCGACCTGGATCTCGTACACGAGGTCCGTGCCGTTCGGCACGACCTGCTGCGTTTTGATGGCGAGATCGCCGATGCCGCCTGCCAGAGTCACCGCGCCGAGCATGATCTCGGTGCGCGCCTGTCGGAATTCCGCGCCGTAAATCGCGAATTCCAGATCCTTCGTCACGTCTCCGACGAAATACTCGCCGTCGTTGCCGTAGAAGAAGGTGCCCTGCGTGAAATTGTTGCCCGAAACGACCGCAGCCTTATGGCCGCCGGTCGTGATCAGCGCGAGCGCATAACGCTTGCCGGATTCGATCAGCACCGGCGGCATGCTCACGCGCGTTTCCTCGCGGTTGCCTTTGAGGTCGGCCACCGGGACGGTTATGCGGCTCAGCACGCGGCTCAGCACCGGCTTGCCGTGCTCGGTTTCGCACAGAAGCACATGCAGATCGCCGGCGTTCGATTTCTCGGTCAGGTAGATGCCCGTACCGGTGAACCACTTGTCTGCAGGCGAGACGAACGTCTGCGCCACGATCACGCCGTTGTAGTTGGTGGTGACCGTGTCCTGGTAATAGTGGGTGACCGGATACTGCGTGTAATACCCATAGCTCTGGTAAGACGCCGTGTACCACCAGTAATCATAGCCATAATACTGGTAGTAATAGCTGTAGTACCAGGGGTTCCACCAATAGTTATAGGTCCAGCCGTAATTGTAGACGTATTCGTAAGTGACGTAACTTTTGATCGAATGCGTCTGGACCTGATAGGTCGACAGCGACACGTCGCCCGAAAAGCCTTCGGTCTTCAGCATGAGCCGCGAATCGTACTTCGGCATCAGCCAGTCGCCGGCGCGCGTGACGTTCGGGTCGATCGGATTCTGCAGAGCGAGAGCGGCTTGCACGCTCGCCGCATGCGGGAACAGGACGCCGTTGTTAACGATCGCCGTCGCGCCGGTCAGTACCGTATCGGTCTGGGCGGTGTTGCCGAAATAGTCTGCGCGATAGCTCTCGTAACCGGCCGGGAGGTTGAGCGCCTCGCGCAAGCGCGCGACGTCCGCGCTCAGGCGGATAAAGCCGGGAAGATCGGCCTTGTTCGCGGTCTTTTCCGCCAGCGCGGCAATGTTCGACGTGAGAGAAGCGATGGTCGGCTCACTGCGGCCGCGCCAGAGTTCAAGATCAGTGATCTTCTGCCGGTTCGCCGCTGCGCTCGGCAGCACGTTGCCGACCAGCTGCTCGATGCTCTCGATGCCGGTCGTTCCGAGCGTCACGTGCGCAATCGCCAGATAGGTAGCGGCAACGGCCGGCGGAACCGGTGTTGCGGATTCTGCTCCGGCAAGAGCCGAAACGTTCAATGCCCGCAGCCGCTGCATGGCGACGGCGTTCGGCTCGGTCGTGTTGGTATCGACGTCGATCAGGAAGTCGCGCGGCTCGACGTCGGTATCGACCACTGAGCCGAAGGCAACGATCGTGACGATCTTCTTCGCCGCCAGCGGCAGGAAGGTGGTCAGGCTGATATCGTTCGCGCTCTCGAGGACGTACACCTTGCCTGCGTCGTAGAGCCGGCCGATCGCGCAGCGCACGAGGGTCGAGCTTTGCTGCGTGACCCCAAGGCCGGTGAAATGGCGACCGCTGCTGAGCCCGTCGGTAACGACGTGGTCGAGCGAATCCGCAATGAACTTCTGCATGTCGCCGAAGTCGTTCGGGCCGATCTCTTGGCGATCACGGAAGATGACCTGTTTTTCCATCAAACGCTCCTACGCCATGCGCCCGCGACAAGGTCGCCGGCTTTGATTCCGTATCCGGCGGTCACCGGCTTGGTGACCGCAAAATTGAGAAGAACGCGATCGCGGGCCGCCTTCGCGAGACGCACCGCCTCGACCACCCGATCGACGCGCGATGGGTCCGGCTTCATCAGATGCCCGCCGACATATCGACCGAAGCGCCTGCGCGAGGTGCGGCCACGGACCTGGACGAGCAACTCCGCGGTGTACGCCGGCATGTTCAGCCGCATGACGCCGAGATGGGTCGTGCGGCCCCGGGCCTCCGGGCGGCGCTCGGGGTCGTGCAGGTAAGTCCGGCTGTATAGCCGGGTCGCAGCCGTGCTCGGGTTGAGAAAGCACTTGCGATCGCCGAAGAAGCCGACGCCTTGCATGACGCCGCGCCGCGTTCCCTGCTCGGCAACCTTCTCGACCCGCACGTCGATCGGCTGCAGGCTGGGGATCACATCGCGACGCGCCAGCACTTGCTCGCTGACCTGATAGGTCGTGCTCGTGCGGATGGTGTACAGACGATCGGCGGCGGTCGACGGCAGGCCGAAGCGCGCAAAGCGCCTCACGTAAGTGCCGCCTTTGGCGCTGCCCTTGCGGCGGACTTCTACGAACTCGACTGCGTCGGTGCTGCGGATATCTTCGCGGCGATCGATCGTCGTGAGCGGGGTTTCAGTTCCTTGGTCCCACAGGAAAGCCCGAGCGCCGTAGCGGATCTCGGCATCGCTGCGGCGCGGGCAGGACGAGGGCGTGCCGACATAGGCATGTCCCATGATAGCCCCGACGCGGCTGCCGCGGTCCCGGAAACGGTAAATGCGAAGCTGCGGGTGCCGCGCATAGAACGCCTGCATCTCGGCTTCAGAGCGGTTCGGCGCGAGGTGGGTTTTGCCGGGAGGCACGACGGCGCGAATGACCTCGCCGCCCGCCATATCGACCGCGAGCTTGATGCCGGCCAGGGTGCCTTTCTGCCGATGCAGCTCGAAGCTGCGGGCGACGACGTTGCGTTTCTTCTGCTCGTCCCAGTCGCGGTCCCAGATATCGACCGAATGCTCGTAGGCCGTGAAGGGCAGTGCGCCAGCGGGCGCGCGCTGAGGGTCGGTCACGGCATCGACGTCGCTTCGCAGCGCGAAGCCCCGCGCCATGGCGACGCTCAGCGCGCGCTGCAGCGGTGTGGCATTGGACGGGAGCAGCGGCTCAGTCGTCACGGCCGGTCACCGTGATCTTGACGCTGCGCAGCCACCCGGCTTGGGCCGGACCGATGACGAGGTCGGCCGCGGGAGACAGCAACCGCACGCGCTGTACGCCGGGCCGATGCAGCGCCGCGATCAACGCCGAGCGCGGCACATCGGTGCCGACGCGAAAAAGGGAATCGGCCTGCCCAGCAAGCGCTAGGCGTGCCGCGGCCTCGACGATACCGGCGTCGGGCCCGCGCTTGAGCGTAAGCTCCGCCACGACATCGTAGGCCGCCAGCTCGGCTTGGCGGACGAGCACCGTGTCCGTCAGCGGCTTGATGTCCTCTGCGTTGAGGCGTCGGACCACGGCTTCCAACTCTGCAGCGCTGCACACGCCGTCCGGCCGCACGGACAGGAGCGCTACGAGGACCGCGCCCGGTCGCGGCTGGGAAACTCCCGCGTCCCGGATCGCTTCATGCGCGGAGAGCGCATGGAATTCGTACGCGCCGCGGCTGCCGGCCGTGTTGAAGGCTTCCGGGGCAAGCTGCACCCGGGCGCGCAACCGCGCGTCATCCTCCCCCGCCAAACGGGCCACGGCGTAGCGGGCTGCGATCTGATCTAGGTCGCTGCCGGTCGCGAGAGCCAGCATGACGGCGCGCGAGCTGTCGTTCACACGCTGCCGGAGCAACAGTTCGCGGTAGGATGAAACCTCGAGCAGCGCGATGCCGGGGTCGCTTTCGAGGATCGCGGTGTACGCCGGGTTGATCGCGCGCAGATCCGCAATCTGGGCCGCGCGAATCGCCTCATACGAGAGGTTCTCCACGAGCGCCGGCGGCGGCAACTGGCTCAGATCAATGGCGTCAAAGCGCATTGGACCGGTTGTTACGAATTCAGACGAACGTCTGCCTCTATAACCGATCCCTCCGGCAGGTACAGACCCGAAATCGTGATGATGATCTCGCCCGGTGTAGCCGCGTTCACGCGCACCCGCTGAAGCTTGAATCGCGGTTCGACGGGCGCGCCGCGGATCGTCTGGCTGAAGGCTTCCGCGATCGTCTGCGTGAGATCGGCGACGGTTTCGGCGTTCATCGGCCGATCGACGAGATCGAGCAGGCCCGCGCCGTAGCTGCGCGTGCCCACCCGGCTTCCGATACGCGTGGTGACGATGTCGCGGATGCTCTGAATGAGGTGTTCGCGACCGCTGAGCGCCTTACCGGTGGAAGATGCAAGCCCGCGCATCAGACCGCCTTCACTTTGCTGCTGCCCTCGACGATCGGCCAAAAGCCGGCGGACGAGCCGCTGCCGACTTGCACGCGATCGCCGATCCGCGCTACGCGCGCGCCGCCAGCGCCGCCGAGGTTCAGGGTATCCGCCTCGATGGTCGCATTTACCGCCTTGATGCTCACACTGTCGGACTTGCCGCCCGCCTTGCTGGATTCGATCAAGGGCGTATCGAGAACGACTTTGTCGGCTTCGACGCGCACCTCGCCTCCGGAGGCGATGATATCGATCTTGCCGCCTTGGGCGACCTGCACGAGCAGCCGGTTCTCTTCGCGATCGTACTCGACCACGGTGCCATCTTCGTAAACCGTACGGTGGATATGCGGCTCTTGCGCCGGCGCAGGGTGTGCGCCGCTGTATAGGCTGGCGACGATGACACCACGACGGAGATCGCCGTCGGGGCTGGCGACGAGCACCTGCTCACCCTCGCTCGGGCACCACCAGGATCGATCCGCGCCCGCCCTGCTCGTGGCCCAAGGCAGGGCGGCGGTTTCGGTCTCGCCCATTTTCACGCGCGCGCGGGCATTCTCAACGTCGACGCTCATGACGACGCCGATGCGCAGCAGATTCATCAGCCGGCGCTCGATTTCGGCCTCGGCGTACGACGCTGACGCAAGAGAACGGGCGGGATCGCTCATGGCTCGCTCAGGATCTCGGAGATAGGCCGATACTTGTCGACATGAGGCGGCCCGATCTCCGGCGACCAGCTGCCGAGAATCTCGTCGGCCTGGAATGCGTCGACCGGAAGCGGCGTTGCGGTTCGATATTCGACGCTGAAAGTCAGCGTCGTGCGGCCGAAAATGTATTCGACGCCGTTGTCATCGGCCGCGCCGATATCGTGATCGACTTGCGTCAGGCGGCTTTTCACGATGACGCCCGAGGGATGATCTTCCATCCGCTCGAGAGCGCTCTCGATCTCGTCGGCAAACTCGTCGAGAGCATCCTCGAGCCCGTCTTCCGTTGCCAGCACGCCGGAAACAGTGACGGTGAGCGTCTTCACTTTGTCGCCATACCCATCGGCGTCTTGGCTCGTGGCGGCGAGCGCCTGGCTCAGCGCGGCAATCATGATCGCAGGCATTTCAGAAGGGCCGGAGACTGGATCAATGAGGTTGAGGTGGACGCGCGTTGCCGCGCGCGTTATCGGTGCCGGCGGATCGCCGACGACGAGCAGGAGCCGGTCGCGGAACGCTTGGCGGATGAGCGTACGCGGCGACGTCATGCCAGAAGCTTCCTGAGCACGAGAAGCGCGCCGGCCGGGTCCTGACGATGAACCTGCGCGACTTTGTAGGCGACACCTTCGACGGTGACCCGATCGTCGCGCTCGGGGGCAGCGACTGCGCTGTACGGTACCAGCAGCACCGTTTCGACGCTCGTAACGCCCTGCCCGTCGTCACCGAGCGCCTGGTATTCGTAGCTGGAATCGAAGGCTGCCCGAATCGTCACAGGGGCAGCGTTGCCACGTCGGTAAAGCACATCGCCGCCGAATTCCTCGACGATATCCTCGAACACTTCGCGCTGAATCTGCGGCCAGCTCATGCTGCAAGCGGGTGTCTACGGGTGACGATGAGATCGTCGCCCTGAGTTAGCTGGATCCCCAGATTGCTGAAGTTCAGATTGGCGTGCTGGCGACGACGTATTGGCGGATGGTACCCGACAGGATTGGGCAAATTGCCGGGCGAAATCATGCGCGTGCCTGAGCGCCGCTCTGTAATGTTCTGCCCGACACTTTCGTCAAACGGAAGCTGGAACATAAGGCGACCCGGAGCAATTTGCTCCGGAAGAACATTGCCCCGAAACAGTAGCGCGACGTCCGCGTCAGTGAGGCCGTACTGCATCCAGCCGAAGCACTCCGCGAGGAAGCCGTTCCAACTGTTCACGTTTGAAGAATGGCCGACCTGAATCAGATTTCCGATGCCGGCGATTGCTCCAATGTTCGTGGACGTATCGTCGACTCGCGAGCCATTGACCCAGAAGCTTCGGCTCGTAGCCGATCTAATTACGCCGGCGAAATGCACCCACTGGCCAGCTGCGAGCGCCGTCGTCGAGGTTAGCGTCGCCGTCGTCGAGTTTCCGTTGTGCCTAAAGCGCCATGCAGCGGCTGTCGAATCGTAGTCGATCGTCATCGAACCGGTGTTGCCGGTGACGACAAGCGCAGAAGCGGTGCCGCTAGGTAGCGTTTCCGCCCAGGCCCAACATTGCATCGAGAACGGATAGGCGCTGCTCGTCGGAATAGCGCCAGACGGAGTGGAGCATCGTTCAGTGTTCGACCTGACGAAGCGGTACGCCATTAGACGCTCGTCAATTCCTGGAAGAAGGCCTCGACCGTTACAGCTTGGCCGGTGTTTCCGGTGAAGACGGAACGGATGTACATCGTGCCCGGCGGGATATCGATCGAGTGAGAAACCACTTCGCTGTTCGCCACTCCGCCAGCCCGACCGTTGTAGCGGTACCAGTTCGTGTTGTCGTGGCTGACCTCGATAAACCCGGAGCAGGCGACGCTTGGTCCAGTCGCACCGTTCGTAAACTTCAGCGTCGCGACGCCGCCAAGCGAAGTGCGAATGTCGACCGAAGAAGAAGTGGTGGTCGCGCCAGCGGCGTTCGAGGTCGAACTCTGCAGCGTGCGGGCGGTTTTCGTAATCGGCATGGTGGTCTCCTATGGGCCGGCAGCACTGCGCCGGAGAAAGTTGATCCGCTGTCTACGACCTCAGATAGCCTCAGCCGTATTCCACCGGGTGTTGCTGCCGTAGAAGCTGCCGATCGCGGGGTAATCTGGCAGAGCCGTAAACGCGTCGTGAAACTCCTGCAGGGTGGTGCTCATGGTATTGTCGTTGACGGGAGAAGTCGCCTTGACAACGCGCATTAAGCCCAGCGCATGCGTGGAATAGTCATCCGGTCCGGCACTCGTCGTCGTCGCGTAAGGATCGTTGCGGTATGCCGCCCGAGCGCCGCTGAGCGAGGCGAGAGGAACGATCTCTGCGCCGCCAGGCGTCGCCGATAGCGTAACCGTGAAATTGGGATGCGTTCCCGAGACTGATTTGACGTAATAGAGCACGTTGTCGGCGAACGGCGCAGGCGGAGACTCGAGTCGAAATACACCGTTCACCACTGGATCGACGGGGCTGAAAGAGTCTGCAACGGTGGTGATTTGCGCGCTTCCGGAAGTGTAAACGACGCTCGCGTGCCGGCGGCTCATCCAATGCGTAAGTGGCGTGAACATTGCACCGCCGCTGACATGGCGGATCGTGAAAAAGTAAGGCGCGAACGCGAACGTCTTTTGCGTCGACCAGCCGGTGACAGCCCAGTCACGCACGTACTGCCGCAGCGCCTCACTCTTGCTTTCCCAGCCGAGCCCTGAACCGCGAAGCATCCAAGCAGCGTGAATGAGCTGCATGGCCATAAAGCACCATTGCCATGGCGTCATGTCAGTAGACGTCCAATTGTTGCTCAGAGGCGCTTTGATCGCGACTTCCGTCGGCGTCACAGACTGCGTGATGTATGCATGCAGATATTCGATGTTCTGCTTGAGGACTTCACGCCAGTACTGTCGCTCGTCGCCTGTCGATATCGAGTATGCGGCGAGCACATAGCGCAGCGACCAGGATCGACCACGATATTGAACTTCCTTCACAACGAGCGGCTGATAGGTGGTGCTGTCGATCGTGTGACGGCGACCAGTGTTGCCTGTCGCGCTGTAGTTTGGCTGATTGACCATGCAATGCGTCGCGAAAAGGTTGTTTAGATCGCGCCACCACACATCGCCGGTCAGAAGATAGAGCGGCCGATAGATGTCCGGGCAATGCCGGCTTTCCGGCATGAAGTTGGTGCCCGGACCGTTAAAATTGAAAGAGAAGCTGTTGTTGTTGCCGTTGAGGCCCCGCCAATTCGCCACGCCGCTGAACGCGCTCAGCGTGTTGTCGATGTAATGCTGAACGTTCGGCTTTGCGGTTCCAGCGCCAAAGAAGTCAGTCGTAGAGACGGTGACGTAGCGCAGCGTCGTGTCATCGATGTAATGGAACGCCCAATGCGAGAAGCACAGAGCGTTGATCCGAGCTTGCCGCAGACGCGCAAGGTTCGGCGATACCCAGTACGCCAGCGGCCATTCGCAGGTGTACCCGATCTCGGCTCGACCGCCGACGTTGCTTTGGTCAGAAGAGAGGTTGCCGCCATAGCTCGGTCGGTAGTCTTCAACCGTCGTCGACATCGTCGAAACAGCAGCCGTCGAATACGGCGGCATCATGCGCGTCTGATTCCAGTGTTGCTGATTATGCCGCGGTATCAGCGTCGGGCGCGTGCCGCCGATCCAGACTGCAGAGCCGTCAGCACTCGCGATCGCAAACGAGCCGCGATAAACGACCCATCGACCCGAATAGTTGCTGTTGCCCGCATCATGCCCCGCGATCGCGGAGGCCCCGTTGAGCAGAGACACATTGCATGAAGTGATGGCCTCGCCGCCGGCGGTGGCCGTGAGGCCGTTGACGACGCGCGGTAGAACTTCGCGGGCGGTAACGGTGCCGCCAGCATTCTTCCAGCATCGGATGTGGGTATAGAAAACGAAAAAGGTGCTGACCAGCCGCGTCACCATCCATTCGTCGCAGATCGGACCTTGGCGGACGCGGGCCCAGGTGCCGCCGTTGATTGCGCACTCCACATCGCCGTAGGCTCCGCTGAACGACCGCGTAACGCTCGCAAGCTTCACACGGAAATCTGTCGCTGCCTGCTCGTTGGAAGCCTGGTAGCTGCTGGTGTTCGTCCAGGGGTTGGTCTCTTTCCCAACCCACAGCGTCATCGTTCCGCCAGCGGCAATGCTGCTCGGCGTGCGGATCGAAATGGCGCAGAACGACAGCGAGCCGTCCTCATGGAAAGTTCGCTGATCGAATTGGGCGTCGACGGCAGTTCCGTTTACGTCAGAAACTCGCACAACGAGCCGATCGCCGCTCGGTACTTCGCCGGGTGCGAATGGCTGCCCCCAGGAGTAATAGCTCGCCGCCGGCACCGCATCACTGCCAGAAGTATTCTGAAGGGTGTGCGTGAGGCCTCCCGGATAGATTTCGCTCGGCGGCAGCGAGGAAACCAAGGTTAGGCTGACGTTGAAAGCCGCCGTGCCTGCTGAGTTTGTGACGTTGACGGAAAGATTTCGGACAGCCGCTATGGCGCTCGTAGTCCACGACAGGAGTCCGCTGGACGAAACGGAGATGCCTGCCGGCCAAGACCCATTGGCCGAAAACGTCACCGAAGAAGGCACTGCGCCTTGCGCCTGCAGCTGTACGGAGCCCGCAATGCCGGCGATCGCGCTTTCTTCCGTCGGCGAGATGCTCGTCGCTACGCTGGGCGTAGGTGGCGGAACGATGATCTTCACACCGATCTTGCCGCCGGTGCGCCGAACCTTACCTCCGAAAAGCCTGATCCCCACTGATCACCACTCCAAGAGGATCGTCCCCGAAATCTCGGCAGTCAGAGCGCCGGTCGAAATCTCAATCCGGTCGCCGAGCGCAAGAGTTACGGGTGTCGAATCGATGATGTCGGTGGGCGTTGTCGTCACCGCCGCAGCGTTGATCTCGGTCGAAGTCGTGTCGTTGCCTGCGCGCCGGGCCGCCGTGATCGTGGTTGCATCGCCCTTGGTTTCGACCTGACCGAGGCCCTTGAACTTCTTTCCCACGTCGGCCGCCCCGGCGACAAAAACCGTGCGCGAGGTCAGCACAGTCGTCGTGGAGAACGTGGCGGCAACGAATACGGTGCCGGTCATCCGCTGCTGAAGGTAAGCGGGCGTCCGGTTGATGCCGTTGCCGCTGCTGTCGAACATGACGATTTCGTCGGCCGAACCGTTGAGCACGTCGTTGTCTGAAATGTCGGCGGAAGAGTGCGTATGCCCGACGTTCGACTTCAGGCTGAGCGCGGTAGCAACGGAATCGAAGTTGCTGTCGACCGAAGTTTGATCGGCCTTCGCGGCGAGCGCGGAGACGAGGCCTGTGATGCGCGCTTGCGCCAGCGTCAGATTCGACTCCAGCCAGATCTTGACGACGGAGAGCACGCCACGCCGCTTCGCGCCGCTCAAGGCCGCAGGGAAGGTGACGTCGGTGCCGTCGCCAAGCTCGCCGCTGTTGATGGCCGGCACATCGCCAGCCGACCACGCTTTCTCAGCCATCAGCTACCCCATCCAACCACATCGCCATCCGGCCAGAGCAGGATATCGCCGTCCGGCCAGGCGACGGCGTCGGTATAGATCGCGCCGCCAAGCGGCGGCGGTGTTGCGCCGCCGGCGCGACCGGTAACGAACAGCGAGAAGAAGAAGCCGATCATCACCAGATCCCGTGCAGGTTGTTTGCGGTGACCGTCGTGCCGGTCACATAGACGCGCCGCGCAATCGCGGGCACGGGCCCGATCACGACGTTGATCGTGACCGGCGTGTCGCTGTTCGCGGGCAGGAACCGGATCGCGCCCGCGGCGCTCGCCCACATGCTGCGCACGGGGCCATCGGGAATGTCGGCGCTATCGTTGGGCGTGATCACCGCCCATTTCGAGCCGGGCGAAGACAGATCATCGGGAAACATCAACCCTCCTTACGCGTGGGGCCGGGCAGGTCTCCCCGCACCGGCCCCTCTCTCACGGGTGTTCTGGCAGCGCTTAGGTCTTGGTGCCCTTGATCAGCACGCGCGGACGAAGGCAAACGCTCAGAGGGTTGCTCTGCAGCATCAGCGAAACCGAGCGATTCCACTTGGTGTCGGGAGCGATCTTCGCGTAGCGCGGCAGGCCGATCGTGTTCACCGTTTCAAGGAAGTCGCCCGGCGCGTAGTAGGTGCGGAACAAGCCAGGCACGCCGACCGGGAAGAAATGCGCATCGTCGTCGCCGACGAATTGCGTGTTCCCGACCTTGCCGCGATACTCTTTGAACCGGATGCCGTAGATCGTCACGTCGCGCCGCGCCAGCGGCTCGCGCATGATTCCGTTCGTCGCTTCGTAATTGAAGGCTGCAAGGAATTCCTTGTGGGTCACCAGCTTGTCGAAGAAGTTCGAGCCGACCAGCGCCATGATGCCGGGCAGCATCATGTTGCCGTCGAGTTCGTCCTCGATCTTGCGGTAGACCTCGTGGCACTTCAGGCGGAGCGCGCCGAGGGCCGGGTTCGCGTTGTCGAGATCGAAGTCGATCGTATCGTAAGCGGTGACGCCGAACTCGTCGTAGAGATTGCTCACGACGCTCGAGCCGTCCGCATCGAGGATCAGGCCGCGAAGCGCACCAAGGCGGTGATATTCGAGCGTCGCGTCTAGGTTGCGGGACATTTCCGCGAAGCGGCTGTCGACCACGCTCTGCACGGAGGCGAGCTGGTTTTCGCTGCCGAACTGGCGCACGCCCTGCACTTCATCCGCCGTAACGGTGTCTTCCTGCGGAAGCTGCGGAATCGGCATCTTGCGGATCGTGCGCTTGTTGGGCGTACCCTGCATCGGAGGAGCGCCGCGCGGCCGGGTCGGAACCAGGCGAAGCTTGCCGCTCTCCTCTTCGATCGAGATATCCGTCGTCGGCACGCCGGTCTCGTTGAACAGACCGAGGCTCGAAACGAAGCCCGGAACGAACGGAATTCGGTTCACGCGATCGGTCAGGCTGACGAGGCTGAACGCCTGCGTGTTGAAAACGTCCATAAACATGGTCGAGTCCCTTCCCTTCCCGCTTACGCGCGAGCGACGATGTTAAGCTCAGCGAGCTGCGCGAGCGCTGCAGCCTTCGCCGGGTTCGAAATGCCGACCGGCCACACCAACTCAGCGGCGTTGACCTGAGCGAGGCGCACGATGGCAACCGTCTTCACGTCAGCGGAAGCTGCAGCGGCGGCATGGTAAAGGATGCCGGCCGCGATCTGTCGGCCGTCGTTGCCCGAAGGATCGAGGCGCACATACTTGCCGGTGCCGGCGGTCACCGTCACATCGAAGCCGTCGCCGACAACGAAGTCGGTTGCGCCGTCAGCAACCGTGAACTTGATGTCGTCGTCGAACGTGCCGCCTGTCGCAACCGTGCCCAGCACGAAGCCTTCCGGATCCTCGACCTGGAACGTCGCGGCGTTCGTCGCGGCGGCGATCGCGCGGACGGTGTAAACGCCGATCTTCGCGCCCGCCTTGACCGGCGTCGTAGGGTCCATCGTGAACGCGCCGTTACCGGTGTTGCCGCCCGCCTTCGCCGCGGCGGTCGCGCTTCCGGCGATGATACGGCCCAGCACCGTGCCAGGGTCCAGGTTAGCGCCGGCGGCGATGACGATCTGTTCGCGGCTCAGGCCGCGCTCGTCTTCGCTGACGATGAACTCGCCGCTATAGCGGCCTTCGGTAAGCACTTGCGCCATGATGTATCTCCGATCGGATTAGCCGATAACCGGCGGCCGGCTGATAGCGATGTGCTCCATGCCGAAGCGCTGCGCGGCGTCCTGCATCGCGGCCGCGCGGTCGGCGTAGATCTTCGTCGTGTCGATGTTGGCTTGTGCAGGTGCGCCGCCCTGCCCGGAGGAAACGCCGATCGTCGGACTTCCATCGGCGGCTGCGGCCCGCATCTTCGTCAGCTCCGCGCGGATCTCGGTGAGGGATTTTCCCGAGCGGATGAAGTCGGCAGAAAGATCGGGGCGACCGGCGAGACTGCACAGCGCCGCAATTTCTGCGGCATCCGCGCTGACCTGCTGCCGAAGCTGATTGAGATCGACGACGTTGCCGGCGGCCGGCGGTTCACCGCCAACCGCAGCAGCGGTCGGGACGGCCGGGCTTACGGGTTGACCGACGATCGTGCCGTTCTCTTGGCCTTCCATGGCGATTCCCTGCAGTTGCTGGCGTTGAACAGGAACGTCCAAAGCCAATGGACTTTTGGCGCTATAACCTGACTTTTCAACCTTGGCTAGGGCCTCTTCGAACGTCAGGATTTCATCGGCAAGGTTCGCTTCGATCGCTTCGTTTCCGAAGTAGAGCCTCGCCTCGGTACCGCGCACAGTTTCCGCGCTGAGCTTGCGATTGCGCGCGACTCCATCGACGAAAAGCCCATAGATGCGATCGAGCTGACCCTGGATGGTCTCGCGGCCGCTATCGTTCAGCGGCTTCAGCGAAGAGATGTCGGCTTTGTGCTTACCGGCCACCAGGATCGTGTGTTTGACCCCGGCTTGGCGGTACGATTCGCTCAGGTCCGCATGAACGAACACCGCGCCGATGCTTCCGACGCCGCCGCTCGGCGTCAGGTAGACCTTGGTCGCTGCAGAAGCGATCCAATAGGCCGCGCTGAAAGCCTGGCCGTTCGCGATCGCATGCACCGGCTTCTCCTGCCGCGCCTCGAAGATCATATCCGACAGCGCGATGACGCCTTCGGCTTCGCCGCCACCGCTGTCGATGTCGAGCAGGAGGCGTTTCACCAGCGGATCCGCGACTGCGGCAGCGATCTGCTGCGAGAGACGCTCGTAGCTGACCACGCCGCTATAGCCGTCGAATCCGCTGCTGCGATGGACGAGCGAACCTTGAATGCCGATCACTGCGGTGCCGGCAGGCGTGATCTTGAAGCCGTCGCGGTGCCGCTGCATCTGGATCTGTTCGACTGCAGCGCCGACGCTTTCGAGCCCGAGCCGGGGCCCGAGGAACGCCATGATCGACTGCAGCTTGCCCGGCTCGATCAGCAGAGGCGTATTCAGCACGCGCGCCGCAATGTGCGGCAAAGGCAGCGCTTCGGTCACAAGTTCGTCCATCATGCCCTCCGGCGTTCTCTATCAGCGGCGTCATACGGCGCATCGGATTCCGTGCGCTGTTCGTCGGCCGATTGGTCAGCGCGAGTTGCGTCCGACGAGGGTTGCGCGGTCGCGCCGCCCTTTTCCGGTTGCCGCCCATCGCTCGTGTAGACGAGACCAAGCTCGTCCGCCTTTGCGTTTTCAGCTGCGATCTCGGCGTCGATCTCGTCGATGTTGAGGCCGCGCCCCGCGAGCTGTCGGCGGCGGGAGTTGTATCCGGCGCGGCGTTCCGACTGCAGGCCCTTGATGTCTTTCTCAGGATCGATCCAGTCCCAGCCCGGCGGTACGTGCTCGACAGCGAGATACTTCTCGCGATCGCGCTGATAATCGCCGACCGAGATCGGCAGCGCGCCGGCCAGCACCGCCGTATCCATGAAGTGCTTCCACACGAAATCGCAGAGCAGCGGACTGATGAAATTCTCCTGCAGCGATTCCATGCCTCGACGATGCTTGAGAAGCGCCGCGCGCGCGGAAAGATAAGTGACCTGACTGTAATCGCCGGTCAGCGATTCATAGGGCACGCCGATCGGGCCGAAGCCGGCGGCAAGCATGCGCGCCTGATGCTTCATGTACGGGTCATAGGTCGCGCCGGTGTCCGGCGGATCGGAGAAAGACGGTTCGTCGCCTTCTTCCCCGACGATGACCGAGCCGGGATCCCATTCGACAGCGCGCGCCGAGCCGTCCTCCGACTCGCTCGACATGCTGTCCCCAGGCGCGGGGATATCGTCGTCGTCAAGCTCGCCGGCTTCGGGGGCCTTGCGCTTGATGAACATCGTGTAGAGCGTCGCGACCTGTTTCCGGATCAGCTCGTTGTTGTCGTAGAGGTCGATGTCGCGAAGCTTGAGCAGGCCGGATGCGCCCCAGGGCACGCCGCGGATCTGGTTGGGCTCTTCCTCGATGAAGAGGTGGCAAACCTCGGATGCCGGGACGCGGACGCGGGTCCGATCGCTGTAGAACAGCGGCCGCTCGCCGGGATGCTCGCGCCACAGATGGTAGGCAACGCGGCGGCCGATAAGGTCAAACTCGATCCCCTGCCGGATCGGGTTGCCGTTAAACGTGTCGTTGTAATCGAGCGCGAGATGGTCGGCCTGCAGCACCTGGAATTGCAGCGGCACTTCGAGACCGTCCTCGCCCATGCGGCGAGGCCTCGCGCGGATCAGGACCTCGCCGGCACGCACCATTTCGCTGCCGGCGATGTATTGCAGACCGTAGATCGTCGTGCGGCCGCGGGCGTCGGCCTTCTTCGCCCAGCGCTTCCACAGCGCCGAGATCGTTTTCCGCAACTCCTCGTCTTCGACGAGCGGCTGCGGATAGAAGCCGATGCCGATCATGTCGATGACGCTCGCGTTGATCGCCGACCGGCCCCATGGCGTGTTCCGGTAGACGTTGCGCGCGCGCGCCTTGAGCAGCGGCAGGTCGGCGTTGATCAGCTCGTTCGCAGATGACGGATTGGGCCGCCAGCCCGCCATGCGCTTTGCAACCGACGCGCCCTCGAAGCCGGCGTAGGTCTGCCGTGGGGTCCCGACGTCCGCGCCGAAGAGCATCCGAGTCGCCGCGGCGAGGCGCGAGAATAAGCCGGGCGGCTTGGTTTGCTTGCCCATCAGATGCCCTTCCGCGAGTGGATGTTCAGCATGCGCGTGCGGCGTTTCCCGTTCGCCGCACGCTCGGTCCGCGCGATTTCCTGATCGAGAAGCTGCAAGGCTTTCTCGCCCTGGCTGAGGTCGCGCTCGACGGTTTTATCGCCCCAGGAAACACGATTGCGGAGGCTGGTGATGTTCTCGACCAGTTTCTCGCGGCGACTGCGAAGCTGTTCAACGGAGGCCATCGATCGACTTGTTCCTGATCACGCGACGCCCCGCTCTCGGCTTCTTCCGAGGCGGCGGCTGAAGCGGCATAGAGCCTTCGTCCTCAGGTCCGGCGGGGATGGACGCAAGTCCGATGCTCTTTGCCTCCCGGTTCAGCGATAATCCGAGAGAGATCAGTCCGTAAAGGGCCGCTGTGCCATAGACCCTGCAGTCGAGCGGCTCGTTCCGGGCGCTGTCTTTCTTGTACCACTCGACAATCTTCCGCCCCTTGATGAACTTCACCCGGCGCTGTTCCGCCGTCAGGCCGTCGAAGTAGTCGGCGTCGCGGTCCATTGGGAAGTGCAGATAGCCTGGCCCCGGCTCCTCGATCGCGAGGCGCTGGTAGAGCGCCTCCTTAACGGCGTCGACGCCGACGATGTAAAGCGGGACCCGACCCTTGTTTTTGCTGCTCGCCTTGCGCGGCCACACCGGCTTACCGAACCCCCCACTCCCTTTGATCGGCCATACGCGCCGGTCGACCCGGCGCTTGCAGAAGCGATAGACAGCCAGCGTGTGGTGACCGCCCGAGTCGATACAGGCCGCCTTGATCCGCATCGGCGGCACCGCGCGCGTATGCGGCCAGGCGCGCAACAGTAAGGTTTCGAGCTGCTCCCACACGTCGTTGCCGGATGGGTCGCCCCACAGTTGCTCGTACGCGATCGACCAGCTTTCCTCGTCCTGCCCCCAGCCGATGACTTCGACCTCGAGGCGATCGTCCTGTACGTCGACGCCGGCGGTCAGAACGGCGACGCCGGCCGGCAGCTTCGCGGTGAACTCTTCGCGCCGATCGACGAGCTTCTTTCGGTCGGGCCGATCGCCCTGCCCGCGCCAAACCTCCGCCAGCTTGGTGTTGACGAAGGTCTTGAGGCGCGGCGAATCCTTGTAGACGTTGCCGTGCTCGATCGCGATCGACGCCCAGGACAGCCAGCCCAGCGGGCTATAGAGGCTGTTCAGGAAATAGCTGGTGGTGCGCCCGTCGCCTTTCGCGTGCGGGATCCACTCGCCATGCTCCAGCATCCACGTCTTTTCGCTCTCATGCAGGCGTTCATGGCAGCCTTCGCACTCGTACCAGGGCGCGTACCGCTTGCCCTTTTCCCACTTCAGGTTCGACCATTTCAGCCATTGCGTGACGCCGCAGGCTGGACACGGCACGTAGAAATGCCGCTGATCGCCTTCCTGAAACGCCTTCTCGATGCGGCTTAGGTCTTCCTCACCTGGGGTGCTGGTGATGCCGATTTTGCGGTTCGAGAAGGTGGCTGTTCGCTGAATGGCCAGATCGAGCGGGTCGCCTTCGGACTGCACATCGAGCCCGTACGCGTCGACCTCGTCGGCAAACAACCACCGGATGGGCATGCTTCGCAGATCGGCCGCGCTCGATGCCGAAGACATTGCGAGCACGCCGCCGGGGAATTCCTTCATCCACATCGTGTTGCCCGGCTCGCGGCCTTTTTGCTCGGGCACTTTCTCGAAGAGCGACGGGGAGAAGTTGATCAGCGGGTCGATACGCGTCCGCATTACGCGCCGGATCGTATCGTCCGACGGCAGAAGCATCATCGCCGGGCCGGGCGCGCAGTCGATCATGTAGCCGATCGCGTTCAGCAAAGTTTCGGTTTTGGCCGTCTGCGCGCCCCATTTCAGAACGACGCGCTCGATCGGATCGCGCGTGCTGAATCGGTTCATGGGCTCGCGGGTGTAGGGCGCGCGCGTCGTACGCCACTGCCCCGGCTCTTTCGAGGCGACGGTCGACAGCACGCGATTCTGGTCGGCCCATTGGCTGACCGTCATGTACGGGTCTGGCAGCCAGGCGTCGGCGGCGCTGTCGATCAGCTCCGCCAGCGCGACGGCATAATCATCGGGCCGGGGCTTGCGGGGTGCGGACTGATTTGAGAGCACGGGTGTCATCCGCCATCTGGCGCAGCAGCGTTTCGATTTCCTCGGTGAATTTGACGACGAGTTGGCGCGCCAGCGCCGGGTCCGCGACGTGCTGTTCGACGATGCGCTCGGGCAGCGCCAATAGCCGGTCGCGGGCGGCGCGCACGATCGAGAACCAAGTCTGGCTGACCTGGCCGGCGCGGAGGAGCCCGCCGGCCTCCATCATGAACTTCTGCTCTTTGAGCTTTGCGTCCCATACGGCGGCCAGCGTAAGCGCGTCCGCGCGGCTGGGTGGGCCCTTCCCGGGCGACGGCGCGCCCTCGCCGGGCTCCGGCTCTGCAACGGCCGTGTCGCCGCCTGGGCGGGCCTGCGTGGGCTGCGGACGCGGCTGCCGAGGTGACGGGGCCGTCGTCCGCGCCTGCCCTATCTGCGGACCTGCCTGGGCGGCGATCTTGCTGCGCCGAGGGTCGCTGTTGCCAACCCACTGAGCCAGCAGCTTTTCAAGGTCGACGGTGCCGTCAGGTTCAAGCGTGACGCGGCCTTCGGCGCGCGCCTTGCGGATTCCTCGTTCGGAGATCGGGAAGCCCCGGGCAGTCAACTGCCGGGCGGCTTCCCTAATCGAGACGCCCACTGCGGACCCCCGCGGACCAAGTGCGGACCTCCCCCCATTTCGCTAACTGGCGAGGTCCCGGGCTCGCGCGGCCCCCGCATCGCCCGAGGGCCCAGAAAGGACCCGTCGAGCATGGGTCGGCATCGAGCATTGCATAGGCAGCATAGCGGGGGCGCATCGGCATGCCGACCTCAATGCACCCGGGCGACCAACTTCGTCAAGCCCGATTGGACGTTCCTGGTTGCGAAATGCTGGGGCTGGTGTAGGCTGCGTCCTGCCGAGGGTAATGGGAGTGCGCTCGGCAGACATGCCCTAGCCTTCAGGCGCTCTTGCCCATATGCGGCAAGAGCGCCTTTTTCTTCGACGCAATCTGACCACTTTGCCCTCGCACAAAGGCGTCGTCACTTCACCGCTTCGGCCGCGCCGCACGGTAAAGGGATTCGAGGGAAAGCGCCCGCCCTGCCCCTATCTCTCGATCAGGAACGGCCCGGCATCGACCGGGCCGTTTCTTC